TGTCGTCAGATCGATCAGCAGCAGCATATTCCCGCTCGCTGTGGTCAATCATGCCAGCCTTGCTGAGTGCATCACCGCGCTCGCGGCGGTACTCTGCTTCAGGTTTTGCCTGTTCTGTCGTACCGAGCGACGAACCGTCTTCGGTCGGACCGGAAATATCCACAGTCTTTGTCCGCGACACGCTGGCGAGCACAGCAGCCACGCGCGCCTGCTTGTCCTGTTCGATCTTGGACTTCAGCGCCTCAAGATTCGTAGCGTCCTCAAGGTTGCGCTCGCGCTTGATCGAGTCGCCGATCAGACCCGCACCTGCGCCGGCCGCTGCTGCTACACCTGCTCCAATGTCCCAAGGCATGTTATGCTCCTTGCATGTGTTGTTGCATCTTCGCGGCGATCGCGGGGTCTTTCATCGCCTCCGAGGTCTTGCTGAGAATCTGGTCGAGATGGTCGGGCGATGCGCCGGCCGCTCTCATCATTGCCTCCGACATCGCCCGCGTTGCTGTTTCCAGATCAGCGGCCGTACCTTCGATCCGACCGGTCTGCTTCAGGTAGTCCAGTATCTCGGTCATCAGGATAGCAGCAGACGGCCCAACCAGCGCCTTTGGTAGCGTGCCGCGACTCTCGTGTGCGAGGACACCAAGCAACTCGACGGCACCGCTGCCTGCAGCTTCTGCTGGATTCTGAGATGCCTGCATGCGCTTCTCGACTTCCGTGTTTGTCTTCTCGTCGTAGAGCACCTTCTTTCCAGCCATGATGATCCGACTGAGCGCGTCCTGTTGTTCGGCCGGCACCTTCTGCTCGAAGGCCGCACGGGTCTTGGCAATAACGTCGCCACCGTCAGCAGCGGGTGCAGGGGCGGCAGAGCCGTCGTCAATAAGTCCCATGATTAAGCCCTCGTTTGAATAAAACCAGCTGGTCGAACGCCCGCTGCTGTAACCGGCGTCTTGTTGTAGATCGGTGCGTTGCGATTGACTGAGAAGCCACCCACAGTCGGTATCGCACTGGCATTTGCCGCGTTTTGTTGCTCGATACCGGCCAATATGTTATTTCGATTGGCCTGCGAGTCATATGCTGACGTTTGCGACCGCATCAACGCTTCTTTCTCAGGCGACGTATACATGCCTTGAAGGCCAGTCAGCGCAACCTGCGAGAGTTCTTTGTTCTCTTTGCCGAACTGCAGAATCTTGTCGAACAAGTTCTCCCCTGTATCGATGCCACCGGCAGCCGCTTTAACGGCTGCTGCTGTTTTTTCAGGTGACGCGACGCGACTCATCAACGATGGTTCGCCAGATGCAGTTGCTGCAGTGTCAAGCGCCGGATTGGTCGCAGCAGGCACACCTGTCGCCGCGTCAGCGGACAGTGGCGGCGCACCGGCAGCAGTGCCATCAACAGCAAGCATGGTCGGTTCGTTGATCAAGCCACTGTCGGCTTTCAATGCGTTGTACTGCGATATGCTGTCGGCGTTTGCCAGATTGGTTTGTCCCAAACTGTCAATACCGCCACCGGTTGCCATTGCCTCTGAAACAGTGTTCGCGCCTGTCACACCGGCAGTGCTGACGTTATTGACAATAGCGTCCTGCACCGGAGCGGCTGCTTGCGTCGCGCCAGACCCCATGATTGAGGTATTCGTATCGACAGCCCACGTCTGCATGTCTTTACCGAATTGCCCGGCCGACGATAGATTCATAAACGTGCCGCCAAGACCTGCTATTGCACCAAGTGTCGAGAACGCTTTGTTGCCGGTGATCGAACCGACGACGCTGCTAACCAGACTGATCGTGCTCAACGTCGAAGCCAGTGTAGCAAAGCCAAGCGAAGCGCCGCCCGTAGCAACCGCCAGTGCCGCGCCGATCAAGCCTGCGCCACCTGAGTTGCGTTCACCCCATGCTGGACCACCGTACCCGTAGAACCTGACCGGATCACCAAAGTACAACGGGTGAGACTCGCGTAACGCGGTGTACATGCGTGTTCGCTGCAATGCAATCTGCTTATTCATAATTCGACCTTTCGATCCGGTAGATGTTGTCCAACTGATCCTCGCCACACTTCTTGAAACCCATGCGCTCAACGAAGCGGCACGACTTTATGTTGCTCCGTGCGACCCGCGTTGTAAGCACGCCGCGCTCGCGCAGGAGCGGAATGAACCCCTCCCTGATTGCACGCCGCGTGATCCAGCCGCGACGCACGCCGACGACATGAACCTCGTTGCCGACGATTGCCATTGCACCATCATCACCCCACGTCCTGAACTCAACATCGCGCATAGCTGCCACGTACTCATCCTGTGTGCAGAAGATCGTCTGCTTTGCGTCGTTCCAGAATATGTCGAGCGGACTCATCACACGACAGCCGGCGCACCACTGAAGTTGAGCAACTCGCCGAGATTCATGTTGCCGATCGCACCGGCAATCTCGAAGCCTTGCTTCATCAGGTAGAACTGATTATCGACTGCAGCCTGCTTTGCTGCCAGTGTCATGTCTTTGTTGGCTTGAATGTCAGAGATGTTCTTGACCGTCTGCTTATACATCTCGCTTGCTGTCGCCGAGTTCTGCATGGTCGTCTTGTAGTCAGCTTCGATCGTGGCAAGCTGCGTCTTCATTGCCGCGTCCATGTTCGACTTCATCGCATCGACAGTTGCAGACAAGTTGCGACCGGACATATCGTTGATGCCGGCCGTGTTGGTCTTGAGCGCCTCGTTCTGGTACGCGAGGTTTTGCTTGGCGTTCGTGTCATAGACCGACGCATCGGCCTGTGCGATTGGCAGCGCAGCCGCGTATGCCGCTTGGTCACTGGCCGTCACCGCGAGAGACGAATTGAACAGGCCGCGCGAGTTCATCTGCTGGTTCGCGCTGGTGCGTGCCATCTGCATTGTCGGCGAGTTCTCGTCGATCAAGCCTTTCATCTGACCGGCGACAGTTTCCTTCGTCGGATCGACGGTGCGCTGTGCCGAGTTGTACGTGGCAGCCTGACCGACAGGCGGGGTGACGGCAGGAAACGTCGTGCCGTCCGTATTGGCGACCGTGCCGGGCACGGCGGTAACGGGGGTAACGAGCGGTGTGTCAATCAAACCGTTTTGGATTGCCATTGTGTCAGTCTCCTATTCACCTACGGATTGTATACGCTGTAAGTCCTTCAGCACCAACTCACGCTCACCCTCGTCGTCCTCGATGCACCGCTGGCAGTGATCCATCTTCCAGCCCTGCCAGATGAACAGCACATTGATGACCAGCGCCAGCGGCCACGCCAGAACTCGAATCAACAGCCCGTGATCCCCGCGCTGGCACTTGCCCACCCGCGAGGAAAATGTCTCGTCGGGATCGCCGCCGATGATCGTGTTGATCAACTGATCGACGGATAGGAACAGGTTGTGGAAGTAGTCGTACATCAGATCGGAACCGCCCAAAACTTCACCAGCTTGTCGCCAGCGACTACCGCAATCTCCCTCGGCTCAAGGCACACATAAGCCTTGTAGCTACTATCAGAATGAAACTGCACGACCAGACATTGACTCGCTGTGACCACTTGATCCGCGTCGAATACAGCCTCTTCATGCACGACTCGCAGCGCCATCTTGTCGGCAGGAAGGATGCACATATAGCTGCTTCCCGCCGACAGCGCCGAGCAGGCAATGTGCTGTCCGTCCATTTCGGGAAACGGCCACACAACTCCCGGGGTGACGAGGTTTGGCTTCCCTGTCTCGACATTGTTGAAGTCGCAGCAGCCGACCAGCCCGACATGGCGGCGAGAGTAATTGTCGAGTCCCATCCACGGGCGGTCTAGCCTGCGGTGGATGGTTTCACCCGCAGCCTCATAGACCGCAACGTACAGGCTCAGGTTCAGCCCACCGATGTACTGCTTCTGCGACGAAATCATGGAACGAACGGAACGAACTCGGCGACGGGCGGCGCGGCTTTCGCAGGAATGGTAAGCATTGCTGTGTCTGCGACGACCTCAACCCCAACCATAGGAAGAATTCCAGACAAACTCGTATCGACTCCGGGATCAGCCACCGCCGCCTTGATCTCGAATAGTCCGATAGGACAGGAGCGTAGGATCAGCTTTTCAAGGTCTGCACCAGATGGTGTCGGCAGCGGAAGATTGATCGCTACGTCAGTACGACAACGCAGCATGTTCCCCTCGGCATCGACCTGTGATGCCAGCGAATCCTCCGGAACGGCATCAGAGTAGTAGCGCACCACGATAAGTTGTTCGTCGGGGTGAGCTTCAAGAATTCGGTATTTGATCTGCATTTGCTTCTCCTGTTAAACAGCCGATCCCGTGCGAGTACCGTTCGATACCCACGTCACATAGCTGTTGCCGTTAATGTAGTTGCCTTGTGCGCCTGCTGAGCCTGCCGCGCCTGCGGAGCCACCGCTTGCTGTACCTCCCCCTGACCCACCAGCACTGCCTAGATTTCCACCCGCGCCGCTGCCACCGCTGCTCGCCCCACCAGTCGTTGATCCGCCAGCGTTCCCGGTTGCTCCATTCGGGCCGCTTGCCTCCGAACCATCACCGCCGGCTCCACCAGCACCGCCAGATGTTCCCGCGCCACCACCGCCACCATCGCCACCACTAGCCCCGAATCCACTACCACCGGTCGCACCACCACCACCACCGCCACCACCAGACCCTCCAGAACCACCTGTTCCTCCGGCAAGCGTTCCGCCGCTGTTGGCAACAGAAATTGCGAACTGCGCCCTGAGCGCAATACCGCCAGTCGTCCCCGCACTACCCGCAGAACCCGTGCTACCGACGCTCCCCGAACCACCACTTTTACCACCAGCCGCGCCACCAGCGCCGCCAGCGCCGCCTGCTCCATTTGCGCCAGCCGTCCCCGCCTGCCCCTGCACCACCCCACCACTCGTATTGACCAGCGAGAGCGTGTCGCCCACAGACCAGCCCGTGCCAGTATCGAGCGCAGGATTCCCGCCGCTGGCGCTGACCGTGTAAGCCCCGGTGATCGTCAGGATGATGTCTGACTTGCCGGCGACGTAAGTGCCGCCCTTGTTGGCCCAAATGCTGTAATTGCTGGTGTTGCCGCTGATTGACAGATTAATGACAACCCGGCCTGACCCCATCATTGCAAGGAGCGTTCGCAGCATGGTGTTATACCGCCGCCATACAACGCCACTTACTCGTAACCGAGTTCCAGAGGAACCCGACCGAAAGCATTGCCGTGGTAACAGTGGTTGTCGGGAGTGCCACCGTTGATGCCTCGAAGCTCGCGCCCCATGTGATCGCTCTCGCCGCTGTTCCCGTAATCTGGATAATCAACACATCGCCGTCAGTCGGCGTACCAGACAGATTCGTGGTCATCGACGTGATCGCCTCGGTCTGCGCGGTGATCTTGTAGATGTCGACGTTGTCGGTATTGATTGTAGGTGTGGCGCTCGATGTCGTGCTACCCACACGCGGCGTAACGCGCTTGTTGGTCAGTGTGTTTGTGCTACTGATCGAAGGTACGACAACACCCTCGACCGCGAGCACGCCAGCAGACGCGCGAGTCAGCGTCGTATCGCTGGCGTGACCAAGGTCGATAGTAAGTGCGGCAAATGCTTGCGACACAGACCCGGCCAGAGCGGCATAAATCGTATCGAAATACGTCTTCAGAAACGCTTTCAGATTTGTCAGCGACAGTTTCTTCGTAACGCCAGCATCAACCACCGGCATCAGGTCAGCATCGTTCGGTGTTGCCGCTGTTGCAGCCGACAGTACCGCCAGATTCGTGTAGTCCGTACCGACTGCAGCAACGGTCGGAACACCGGTCGTACTGATCTTTAGCAGGCCATCGCCGCCGACAGACGCCATCGCAGAACCAGATGCATTGATGTACGTCACCTTGTATGCATTGCCTGTCAGTGTCGGCAGCTTGTCGAATCCAGCAGCGATTGCTGCAAATTCGGCGCGCACATTCGGCGAGACGATCGAACTAGCCTGCGCAGGCGTTCCGCTGGCGTTGAAAAAATCGTTTGACATTATCGTATCCCTCGTCTCGGGGTGTAATGGATGAGCAGGCTGTTGATCGTGAATTGGCCGGTGTAATCATTATTGCTTGAGAACGTCATTGCGATATTTTCTGCCGTGCCCATGAGTTCAATCTCGCTCGGGCTTAACGTGCGGCCATCCCACACAAGCCCGCTGTCCCACAGAAGACCGCTATCCCAACTGCTGACCGTAAAGTCTGATGCGTAGCTCGCGGTAGCTTGCGGTGCTATGTCCGCAGACCCATAGCCAAGCGAGTAGCTGACCGAGATTGGCGCGTAGGTCGAGCCTGAAATTTCAGCCGACGCCTTGCGGAACCGCTTCAACATGCGCGGACCACGGATCGCGTCATAATTGAGCGTGATGTACGAATTGATCGCCACTCCATCGAAGCTGGTACCTACATCAAGCTGATGCACATAGCCGTCGTTCGATCCGAAGTACGTGACCTCATTGCCGCTGCTGTCTTCACCTTCCCACACGCAGAACACGGGATCGGGGAAATAAATAGGAAGCGAACCGATAAACTTGTCGTTTATGATTGTGGCATACAGCCCGTAACCGTTGGAGAAGAACAGTCTGTACTGGCTGCGCTCACGATTGGCGCAGCACGCCTGCCCGAACTGACGGTTACTGACAATGAACGGGCGAATATTTGCAGAAAGCGACGCCTGATCGAAGTTGCCGTATGCCAACGTTGCGTTGAGCCCCATAATGCCGCGATCGTCCAGCGAATAGATACCGGCCATGTTCGCAGCGGTGTAATCGATAGCGCCGACGCCATTGTTGTACGTGACAAGGTTGAAGTCGGCGGTCGATGAGCCGTACAGGATAAGCGTATTGTTGCGGGTCTGTACCAGCAGTGCGCCGCCGCTCTGCGAGCCGGGTAGAAGGATTAGATTTGTGATGCGCTCGCCGGCTGATATTTCTGCCGCGCCAAGGATTGCAGTCCATCCGAACGGATCGCCGATGCCGCTGACTTGCAAGCTGGCAACGAATGACAGGATCAGATGGTTCTTGAACACCGCGATATGCTTTGGCGTATCGGTCGGCATTCCTGTAGCGATCGGTGCCAGTACATCGCCATCAAACTCGAAGGCTTTGTTGACGTTATCGCATCCGTAGATGCGAGTCGCACCGGTCGTTCCGCCGAAGTTGCCGGACACAAACTCGAAGTGCCCGCCCGGCGCAAGGGTGATAGATGTCTGCACGCCCGACAGAGTGACCGTGGCACCACCAGACAGCGTTGCAGCGCCTGCCGCAAAGTTTCCACTACCACCGCTCGGCGTCGTGATAACAAACGCGCCAGCGGCAGTTCCTGACCACGCGCCAGACTGTTTGCACACACGCTTGACTGTTGCGGTCACCGCGCCCTGCGTGAGCGTCTCGCCATCGACAGGTGCAGCTGTACCACCGACTGTAAAGCTGACCGTCTTGTAGAGCGGTACAGCGGCCCATCCTGCCGCGCTCGACTTCCACACATCTACAGCTGTACCGCCAGTGTTGTTGCGGAAGGCATAGACGTTGCTGCCGTACTGCACGACGCCACGCACCGGACCGGAGCCTGTAGGTCGGGAGATAGCTGCGCGATAGCTATTGGCAGCCAGTGCGCTATAGGCGGCCGACAGTGATGCCGTTCCGCTCTGGCCGATCGTGCTGTTACACACAGCAACTACAGATACACCAACACGCAGGTTCTCACCGTCCGTGAAACCGCCAGTCGTTGCAGTCAGTACGAGTTGTCCTGTCGGCGTTGCGAGGAGCACGCCGGTCGTTCCAGAGGTCTGCCCGTTGATCGTGTCACCGAGGCTGACACTACCACCCATCGTTACACCAAGGATGGTATAGATTGCAGCTGACGGCGATGCATGCCCATCAAAACGCTCGTAACCAGCAATACGTGTGTAACCACCTGTGACATTGCACTCGTAGTTGATTGCATCACGAGCGACACCGGGTTTCAGAGACAGCGTAGGCGTGACAAGATCAAGACCGCCCTTTAGAGCTATCATCTCGTACATCACGCGAGGCATGTCCATCGGCTTCATGCCAACGGTCCTCCCATCTGGATCATCGGCAACTGATTGACTTCGAGCTTGTCGAGGGCAATACCGTATTCGTTCATACCACGGTTATACGCCTCGCCAGCCGCCTCGTAACCGCCGTAGAACATAAGTGCCCGCCACACGATACCCATGTGGAACGTCGCGGGCATGTCAGGCTCTGCGCTATCACCGGATAACTCGGCAGGTTTTTTGTAGTAGTCGTTCGTCACGGTATGGTCGCCGTTCGGTACAGGTCCGAAAGACAAGGTGTTGTCTGGATTTATCGTGAAGACCAGCGGGCGGGACTGTGCGTACCGGAGCGCACCGTACAGGTAGGAATTGCGAAAGTCGTCGTACTCGACGAAGTTCATAAATATCTCTGTGATAAGACCCTGCGATGTCACGTAGTTACGACACGTATCGAGTGTCCATGTTGCAACGTCAGTTGCCACTGCCGTGTAAGTACCGGATTGGCCGGCGACAGTGACGATGGTTGCCGACTTGCGCATCCACCGCCACGTCGTATGGGCCGACTGGATGTCGAGCCACGCCTGCTGAATCCAGTTGACAACCCGCCCCAACTCGCCCGTTTGATTGACGGTCGTTGTCATAGGCTGTGCCGTGATACCAGCTTCAGCAATAAGCCTATTGCATAATTGGAGCAGAGTCATGGTCTTAGCCCTCGGCCATCAATCGATTGAGCCACTCGATGCCACGCGGCGTGTCTTCCAGAACGGAGAACGGAAACTGCGAAGAGGTCGTGCGGATCACTTCGTTCTGCGGGTTGAGCGACTCTTCGGCCGACTCGTGCTTGGTCTGTACGCTCATCGGTTTCGAGCGGGCCAGCACCTCGACGTACTTGCGGCGCATGATCCACGGCCGACCGACGGGCACCCACTCGGCCTTGCCATTGACATAGAGGTCGATCATCTTGCGCGGATTCTTTTCGTTCAGCGGCTCGACGCGAATCTTGACCAGTTCTTCCATGAACATCATTTCGGCAAAGTCGTTCTTGGTCAGCGACGATACGACAGGCTCGATCGCAATCGATTCACGATCGATCTGCACGTCAAGCGGCGGAAGAATGAAATTACCAGCGGTTTGCTGGCCGACTTCCATGTCGGCGGTATGAGCAAGTTCTTGCATGTGATACTCCTTGTGTGGTTGGTACAGGACAACCCCCTGTTGCCAAGGGGCTGTGGTGTTAGGCCACTTGCGGACGGTCAGGCAGAGTCATGCAATCCACCAGAACCTTCGTGATGCCGGTCTGCGAGGCTTGATTGCTGACACCCATCGTCCATGCCGAGCCGGTCGAGATGACCTTCGTCAGCTGATAGCCGATCGGACAGAGCGTGTCGGGAATGCCGGGGAATTGCGGAGCGTTGGCAAAGACACCAGCGTCCGAGTAATCCACGATCTGACCCTGCACGACCTTGAGTGCTGCGCTGGTATCGAGGCACCAGACGAACACACCGGCCTTGTTGACAGCGATCGGCAGGAACGCGGCACCAGTCACTGCGTCAGTCGTCGGCGTCGCGCCGTTGCTGGCACCCGTGAAGGTGTACATCTTGCCCTTGATGCTGTAGTACATGACGAGCGCATTGGTAGTCGTGGTAGTCGTAGTGGTACCGACAGCCAGACCTGCCTTGGTGAGCATCGCAGTCAGCGGAGTTTGCTGAAGATTATCCATGGTGCTTGTTCCTTTCGTTGTGTAGAGTTAGCCGAGCGAAATGCTCGGATCGAATGCGCCTACCGGACTGACATAAATCGTCGTTGCGGTATCAAGCGCCGTCGAG